AAAATATCAGTAACATTTTTATTATTACAAATTACTGTATTTACAGTGAATTTAAGATTAAAATAATCAAATAATGTAATATTATATTTTTTTAAATATAAATTTGTTTTTTTTAAATCAATAATTTCACTAATATTGCAGTAATTATTAGAATTTATTTGCTTTAAAAACTTATTCATAAAAATATATTTAATATTATTTTTATTACAATCAACACATGTTTTTGCAATAGAATATAGTTGGTTGCATAAACCACTATCTTTTTTTGGGCAAACATTTAAATAAACTATTTCCATAAACAAAATATTAGTATTATTTTAAATTATTATTTTTATTTTTATTTTTATTAAATTTATAATATTTTAATCAAGTTCACTATTATTTCTATGATTAATATATACATTAAAATTAGTCCAAACTTCTCTGCAAATAGGACATGTTCTTGTACCAGGAAGTCGTGGACTAAACCATTGTTTAAGAGCTGTTTCAAGAAAATGTATCTGACAATTAGAACAAGACATATATCTTTGATTTACTGCTATTTCATCATGTGTAATATTACAAATATTGCGTTCAGGATTAATAGGTTGATGAATAATAGCACCATTAGGAATAGGGTAATGAATTTGAATAGAACTAGGAGGTCCTGCATCACCAGAAGTTCCTGTAGTGGCAGAAGAACCAGAAGAACCAGAAGAACCAGAAGAACCAGTAGAACTAGTAAAACCAGTATTATGATAATTAGATCCTGTTCTACCATGCGATGGATTATTTATGATATAATTGCCAGACATATCACGCATATTTGGAGTATTTATAATATAATTACCAGACATGTCAAGCATATCGGAATTAGGCGGAATACCAACAATAGGCTGTATTGGATGATCACTAGTTGTATTTTGTGTAAAAGTAGGTCTATAATCTATACCTAATCCACTTAAGCCGCTATTTTGGCGGTGATAGTTCAAATAAACATTATGTATGACAACATGATCTTGGTCTTGATCAAATTGAAGACATAATGTTGAATTTTGAAGCCGTGACAAATTAATAGATCCAGAAAAGGAGTCTATATCTCTATTCAAAAAATCAGTTTCATCATTAAAAGGCATATATAGTAAATTATTGGACAATTTAATACATGCAGATGAAATCAAGTAGGGATCATAATGAAATCTTAAAAGATTGTTCAAGTAAAATTTAATAGATAAGAGGTTGGTCAAAGAACATTGTATTAATAATCCTTTGGTAACGCCATTTAACATGTTAGTTTGAATTTGAAATATACGACGACTAGGTGAATTATCATTAGAATAATTGTTATTAGATATATATATGGTGTTAATTTGTTGAATTAATCTGTTAATATTATGTCTATTATTAGAAGCCCATGTTCTTTCATTAGCATCATACAGATATATTTTTGTTATTAAACTAAAGTTATTTGCATAGTTGCTGATTTCATGAGTTCCTACTAATGAAAATGAAACAGTAGAATACAATAGTTCAATCATATTTATTTTTTCAAATAAGGATTTAAAGGGAATGTGAATATATAATTTTTCATCGTGTATTTCAGCGGTTTTAATTTTACATAATAAAGAAAGAGGAAGTTGAAGTACAGTTTGCTCAGAAATTTGCAAAACAAGTCGCATGGTATGAAAAAGATTGCATATATTATGAATATAATTGGGATCTTGTATATTCGGATTTGAATACAAATGAATAACAAGTGTATGAGGAATATAGCAGTCAATATTAGCTGATAAATTTAATACACAAATATTTCCATCATTTAAAAATGGTAATATCTTGGTGTCAACTGCATAATTTGATATATTGGCAAAATTATTAGAATAATGTGGAGGTGGTGTGCTTGTAAATATTTGAGTAACCATTCCAGAATGAGTGTTATTAGAAGACATTTGTTAGTTTATAAATGATATAATATAATGTTGTTAGTTTTAAGTAAGTTTAATATATATAACTAACAAATACAAATACAAAATTAAACCCTAATAAGGTTAAATAGAAACAAATAATATTATAAAAAACAATTTAAACGCAACTATATATAAATATATAACCAGGAAAGATGTCACAAACCAATAGTTATTTAACCTTATGCATTGAAGAGAGATCAGATATGGATTATAATCAAATTGATAATCGCTTATTTATAGCATATGATTCAGAGCAAGAAACATATGTTGTATATGGTAAGTGTAATGCTGTTGCAGTTGATTGTCAGCCTTATTTTTTTAGAGCAGATAGATCATGTGATATGTATAAGTTTGTCAAATTTGTTATAGGCAAGGAAACCGTATGTAGTTATACCTTATATAATTACAACAATATGCCATATGATTTGGAAGAGGTAGATTATTATTTTATGGAGGAGAATATGGATATAAGATATGATATAGCCACATATGATAGAGTGAGACTAAGTAAGAGGGAATTTAGAAAGAATTTAAAGATGTTGAAGAATGTGTATAATTTTTATTAAAATCAAAAATAAAAAATCAAAAATAAATGTAATAAATAATATCATATTGTGATTTGTCATATTTAATTTGAGATGTATATGTAATCTTATTGAAATTACATATTTGTCGTAAAATGGTAATAAAAGAGTTATAATTAAGTTTTCGTTCAAGATAGTTGCGTTTGGATATGTGGTAATAAGGCTTGCATTTTTCTAAGAATTTGGGTATACTTTCATTAAATATGCCCTTTTTATATGCATTATTATTGATAACATAACATTTTTCGGTTTTAATTGCGATATCTTCAATTAAATTAAAAAGAAGGTCATTAGGTATATTATTTTTAAATATTTGAGAAGTCATTTATAATAATAGTGTATAAATTAAAAAACTTAAACAACACATAAAATATAAATTAAAATTTTGGTAGTAATATTGAAAATGATCTAAATATATTGATAAAAACCCAATTAAATAAATAAAATAGTATTAGTAAAAATAAAAATTTATATCTATATATTGTTGGAAAATAATTTTTTAATGCTAATTTATAAAAAAAATATGAGACAAAACTTCCAACTAATATACCTACTATTACTTGTTCAACAGTATGAAAATATAAATTAATTCGTTGAAAACTAGCGATTAATGTAATAATAACAAAAATACTTGTTAAATAAATATTATGTAATGATAAATAAATAAACATAGTGGAAAATGCACTAGATTGAGCATGACCAGATGGCATACCATATTTTTGAATATTATCAGATAACAATTTATTTTTATCATAAATTACTGTTTCCTTATCAATAACATCATTATCATTATCATTTACCATTTGTTTATCAGGATCATCATTTACAATATTCTTATTTACTTTATCATTATTTGGTCTATCTTGTTTAATTAAAATTTTTAACAAAAAATTTACTATTTCATTTACTGAAATTCCAATTACATAATAACAAAATAAATTTTGATTATTCCATAACAACAATAATGATATTAATATTAATATAATGATTGAATATTCTGCTAAATAATATATTATAGTATTCATACAATAATATATTAATATTAATATAATTTTTGAATAGTTTCAAAATAGTAATAAAGATGTTAATTATGTAAACTAACAAGCATATTATTAGAAAATAATGCGAGTTCAATTTCATCTTCATGTATATTATGAAATACAGTAATGTATTTGCAAATGATAGGAATAACATTATATTTTTGTTTTTCAGTTAATAAAGCAGTATGCTTAACAAAAAGGAAATAATTATCTAAAATATCCATTACAGAGTATCCTTTATCATATAAATTATATAAAATACAAATAGCTTTTGTTAGTTGATTGTCTTTAATAAGAGTGGTATATTCATCAAAAATATGGAAACTAATATTAGTGCAAACATTGTTAGCTAATTCAAGTGTGATGGTTTGATTTAAAAGTTTAAATTTTTCCATATAATTAATTAATATTTTAGCAGTATTATTACATACATTTAATATGAATTGTTCAGCATTAGGATCAATGACAATATTTTCAGCAACTTTAATTTTGTGCATAATAGTAGATAAATTTTCTCTATGTAATGGCTTAATTTTAATAATAATAAAGCGTGATTGTAATGATTCAATGACTTTTTGAGAATTGCTACAAGAAGATATGAAATGTACATTGTGGCTGTATTTATCAATACAATTACGAAATACTTGTTGACTTTGTTCATTAATGAGATCAATATCGTCAAGAACCACAATTTTCTTTTTACCTTTGATAGAAGAACAAGTTTGACAGAATGTTTTAACATCATTACGATAGTAATTAATACCTTGTTCTTTGAGACTATTAATATGTAATATATTGTCTTCTAAATTTTGAGAAGATATTGAAGTTTTATAATACTCACGAATGACGGCATTAAGGAATGCAGTTTTGCCGCAACCGATATCACCGATAAATAAAATATTAAGATTATTAATATTGATTAGAGTGTTGAGAATGTCAATCATTTCAGAGTCAGTTTCAAAATCAGAGAACCAAGTAGGTTGGTATTTATTTAAAAAAAGAGGATTATCCATAAATAAATATATACGTTAATAAGTATTTAAGTTTATCTTGAATAATATTAATATATGCAAAAATCGCCAAATATATCTTTTTATGATATCTTGGATGTTCCTGAAACGGCAAGCCAAGACGAGATCAAGAAGTCATATAGGAAGTTATCAATGATGTATCATCCAGATAAGAATGGAAATAGTCAAGAATCAACGGAGAAATTTCAAAAAATAAGTGAAGCTTATGAAGTTCTAGGTGATGTAGAAAAGAAGAAAGAATATGATATGACACAGAATAATCCATTTTTTAAGATGATGAGTCAACAAGGACATGGTCAAGGAATAAATCCAGTGGATGAATTATTTTCAAGTATTTTTGGCATGCCATTCATGAATGCAGGCATGGGACCAGATATGTCTGCATTTATGGGAGGTCCAAATATAAGAGTATTTCATAATGGTCGTCCAGTGCAGACACAAAGTCCAAACCAAGGTTTTGGTCCAGGATTTGTGTTTCAACAAGCATTTTCTTCTTCACAAAAGCCGGCACCAATAACAAAGAATATAAATGTACCAATTGATAAGATCTTGACAGGAACTACGATACCGGTAGATATAGAAAGATGGATAATAGAAAATGGACTAAAGGTATTTGAGCATGAAACAGTTTATGTTGTTGTGCCAAAGGGTATAGATGAAGGTGAGATTATTTTGTTAAAAGACAAGGGAAATGTTGCAAGTGATACTAACAAAGGAGATATTAAGATTTTTATAAAAATAGATAATGATACAGAATTTAAACGCAGTGGTTTAGATCTAGTTTTAGAAAAGTCAATAACGGTAAAAGAAGCATTATGTGGTTTCACATTTGAGTTGAAATATTTGACAGGAAAGATTTATACGATTACGAATAATTCAGGGAATATTATAAGTCATGGTTACAAAAAATTAATACCAAATATGGGACTGAGTAGAGACGGACATACAGGCAATTTGCTAATAATATTTGATGTAAAATTTCCGGAGAAGTTGTCAGAAGAAGCGCTAACTGCATTAAAATCAGTAGATTTTTAATCCTTGCAAATTATTTATATCATTATCATTTATAAAACGATATAAATAATTCGATACATAGTATGTATCATACTATGACATTTATTCGTTATTTAAAAGGAGTAAAGTTTGTTCCACTCTGCACAAAATGCAAACATTTTTTAATAACTGAACCAGTTACAACAGCAGAAAATATATTAGCAACTGCTAGATGCACAAAAACGATTTACAAATGCTCAGATACAGGTGAAACCAAGTTTGAATATGCATATATTGTGAGATCAGAGGAGAAAATGTGCGGACCAAAAGGCATTAATTTTTCTCCTTTGTTTCGAAGAGAGAATTAATAAATTATATTATAATATATGTCAACATTTGATGAAATAACAGATGCTATATATTATATATTTGAGCCACTGGTTGGGCATGAAAATATATACATAGAATACGAGAACGAAAGACCAATTTCAGCTGAAATATCTTCCAAAACCTTACCAAAGTGTAAATTTCTAGAGTTGCATTTTTCAGCAAGAAAAAACAATAATATATATGTTCAGGCACTTAAGAATTGTAAAGAAAAACGTATGGGTCAGAAAATGTTGAATTTAGTAGAAGATTTAGCGAGACGCATTGGAAGTGAAGAAATTGCATTAGATGATATGTCTAAACTTGAAATAGGACCAGACAAATCTGTTTCACTTATTACATTATATAACCTAACAACTGGTCAGAGTTGGTATAATAAACTAGGCTATATTTGTAAAGATGAAGACTTCAATCATGCAGAATCATTCGAGTCAAATAAAGCCAAAATTACAACTACAAGTGTGAATGACTTTGTTTTGGAAGAAGTTAAACCAATTATGAACAAGTCGATGGACAAAATGTTAGAAGAAATACAAACACAATTTCCTGAGTTAGATCCTGACAAAACAATTCAGGAATATTTTATTATTGTGAAAGAAAAACTCCAACAATATAGTGATGGAACATTAGATGATGATGTTAGTTTATTAGTTAAGCTAGTTGACTTAATTAGCCGTGCAGATATTATTTCAACCTATAATATGACAGATTGTACTTTGGTTAAAGAAATGAAGTCGTCAACAGGTGGAAAACAAAAAAGAAAAAAATATTCAACTCGTAAAAAAAGAAAAACTAAAACAAAAAGCAAAGGTAAAAATTCACGAAAGAAACGAAAAATCAAGAAAAAATATTAATAAATAATATATTTATTATAAAAACTACTTAAAGAATAATTATTATATTATGACTACTTTTATTCGTCATTTAAATTCAATCAAATTTGCACCACGATGTATAGATTGTAAATATTATTTAATAAGTGGACCATCTACAGGAGATAATATTTATGCAACTGCAAAATGTACAAGGGTTTTATACAAGTGTTCAGATACAGGTCTAAATAAGTTTGAATATGCGTATATTGCGAGATCAAGTGATGAAATGTGTGGTCCCAATGGAACAAAGTTTATGACTTTGATACGAAAAGAGAATTAAATATTTATATTATTTTATCAATCATGACACCTTTCTCATTATAAATCCAAATTTCATATTTATATCCTACTTCTTTTGCAGCATTTTGTTTTAGTAATACATTTTCTTTTTTAACAGTCCAAGATGATTTTATTTCTATACATCTATTTTGAGAAGGAATAAATATATCTACAAAATGTCTATGTTTATTTCCTTCTAAATCATCATACCAAATAGTAGGCACATTTTTACAACCTGTTATAATATCATCCTCATTTATTTTTTCATCATTAATTATATCTCTTAACGCAAATGGTTCATAACCTTGTACTTTAATTATTTTTCCTGATGGTAAAGTATATTCTTTCATTAAAAACCCATTTGTGCATGCCTTTTCCGCAAACTCAGGATGTTGTATAGGAAATTCAACACCATACTTATTCATAGAATTTTTACGTTTAGTAGCTTGAATTTCATTAGATTTAGATATGTGATCTACACCATAACGTTCTAATACTGTTTTTTTAATTTTATTTTTTATATAATCTGAATTACGAAAATTATGTGTTCCATATTTTTCAAAAAGTTTTTCTTTTTTATTAATTAATGATGGCGGTAATTTTGATTTTTGTTCAATATATTTTAAATCATTAGTTTTTTTAATTTTATCTTTTATTTCTTGTAATTTATTAATATTTGTTACACCATATTTATTTAAACATGTTAAAATTTTTTTATTTTTTATTTCTTCAACATCCCATATATTTTCAGTACCATATTTATTTAATAATGTTTGTTTATGTTTTTTATCACCATCTATCCAAGTACATTTTTTGCAAGTAAATACTTTTGTTTTGTATAAAACATGAAATTTTTTATTAAAAAAATCATTACAATCTTTATTTATACATTTACTTGTTAATTTTACATTACAATTAACCTTAGTATTTTCAAAATTTTCTAATATATTCAAATTATGTTCTTTACAAAAATTGTTTAATAGATCAACATTATATTTTATTTTGCTTGCCATTGTAAATTATATAATTATTTTATTTTTATATAGTTAATTTAATTAATTATATAAATCCCTAAATAATTGGATTTTCTATTATATTACTCATTTTTGCCTTTTTATTTAAATAAGCTGTTCTGGCATATTCTTTTTTCTTTTCTTTTGACAATGTTTCATTATAATTACTTTTTTTCTTATATTCCTTAACTCGCTGTTTATGTTGTTCTTTATTTTCTTGGTAATATATTTTATTTCTTATTGGTGCTGTATATTGTTTTAGATGTTCTTTAGTATGTTGTAATTCAAGTTCAATTTTAGAAATTTTTTCTTTTAATTCATTATTTTCTTGTAATAATAATTCATAATTATTTGACATAATTAAATATATATATATATTAATGTTTAAACTATTTAAAGAATAATTATTATATTAATATGTGATAGGTAGAACTATCGCCATTTGTATGCTCATTTAGTTCAGTGGTAGAATATTTTCCTTGTAAGAAAAAGGTCTTGGGTTCAATCCCCAAAGTGAGCTTAATTTTTATTTATTATTTTTGTAATAAATAAAATACTTAATTATAAGGCTAAATAAATATCAACAATAATGATTTAAATATATTTTAAATATTTAATAAAATGACAACACCATATACAAGAGAAGAATTAAATGCAATGGATGATTATGTATTATTAGAACGAATAAAGAATAATGATCCAAAATTGTATCCACATTGTTTAATTGGAAAAAATATACACGAAGCTAGAAAGCAAATTTCAGAATGGACAACCGCAAGTGTAGAAATTGTAATATCAGGAAAAGAGGGATGTGCAATGGATTATAATACTTGTTATTTTTATTGTGATCTTGATAAGGATGAAATAATAACAAAAATATGGAAAGCGTTTGATGATTAAATATTGTTTGAGAATAATAAAAAATAAAAAATATATAATATTTTATTATTATATATTTAGTTATGGCTGATGATGATGATCCATGGATCATTGATAATATTTTTGAAAATGACGATGATGTAATACCAGGTCCTGGTAATGCTCCTGCGGCTGGTCCAGTAGGTGAAGGAGGAAGAAAGAGAAAAAGAAAACACAAATCCTCAAAAAGAAAAGGAAAAGGATCTAAAAGAAGAAAAATTTCTAAAAAAAGAAGAGGTTCTAGAAAAAGATATTAAATAATAAAGGGTGTTTAATCTTATAAATTATATAAAATTAAATATTTTGCTATATGGATTATTTTTGATTTAAGAAGAAGAAGAAGAAGAAGAACCTAACACTTCATACATGTTGGATTTGGCTCGTTGAGAACGAGTGCTCTTGTAACTCAATTTGCGAGCGGAGTGTCCATGTCTGCGAGAAACATGACGCTTGCGGCAATAAGATTTTCTTTTACCAGATTTGGTGAGACGGCAGCCGGGGCTCTTGCGACAGCTTTTCTTAACCTTTCCTCGGCAAGATGAGCTCTTAACTTGTTTACGATAGTGTCTGCGTGCGGATAATGTAGTTGCCATTTTATATATTATAATAATAAAAAAAAATAAAATTTTATTTGAATGCTCCTAAATATTTTGTTATTAAAATATTAAAAGGTATGTATATAGTATATAATGCCAAGTTTAGCAGGAACAGGAGGACGCACATCAGGAGTTAATTACGCAACTGCATCATTGTTTGGCCGCATGTATTGGTCTTTACAGAACGCACCAAACAAATTAAGAGGAGCCCAGGTATTTGCAGCAACATATCAGGCAAATACACAAGGATCTGCAGGATCATTATCTAGATTGGTGCGAGGAACAGGAATAAGATACTAAGGAACGAGATACTAAGGAACATTAAAATAAAATAAAATAATATTATATTATGTCAAGATCAAAAAGAACTAAATCAACTAACAAAAGATCTAAAAGAAGAGGGTATGGTTCGTCAAGTGGTTCATCATTATTAAGAGAATTAGAAGGTAAATATTCAAGCGCTTCATTACCGAATACAGATAGTGTTGATAAAATGATGGAAGAGTTAGATCCGTCTTCAAAAAAAGAGACAAAAGAAAAGAGTGATTTGGGAAAAGTAGGGATAGTAGTAGGTTTAACTTTAGGGTTAGTGGGAGTTTTAGTTGGATTAAAAGTATCAAAAAAAATATAAAATACGATATAATTATACTTTTTAAATATAATTATAGTTCATTAATGCCTAAAACAAGAAAAAATGTGAAGACAAGTAAAAAGGAAAAGGGTAATTTAGAAGATTTAGTGGAGGACAAAAAAAATTTAGATATTGAAATGGATTCAGAAACAGAGACAGATTATAGTACATCAGACTATAGTTCATCGGATACAGAAACAGAATATGATGATACATCAATATCAAAGGAATTAAATGAAATGATGAATGGAACGATAGATAATATAAAAGAAGGAGATTTAACGATGCCAGTAATAGGATTAGGATTAATTGCAATGATAGGATTTGCGATATATAAGGGTGTAAAGATATAAACTGCAAAAAATAAAAAATATTGAGTTATATTATAAAATGGGAACAGGATCAGGACCAGGACGATTAAATTCGCGAATTTACACAAATTCTTTTGCAGGTAAAAATAATGTGGCGTATGCTCCTTTTTATTTTCAGGCGGCAGGCAATTCTTTTTATGGTCTAAGCAGACCACAATATTCAAGACAAACATATTACCAATTGGCGGATAATGGTGCAGGTGCAGGTGCGCGCGGTGACAGATGGCTAAGAGCACAAGGACAGCAGCCGATTAGTTTTATTCCTCCTGTGCGAATTAGATAAATATATTGGAGTGATTTTTAGATTTATTTTTTTTGCGGATATTTAGGGAAAAAATATAAAATTATTTTCTCAATATATATATTAAGGAAAATTCTCAGAAAATTCTCAGAAAATTCTCAGAATTCAAATTAGCAACAAAGTTTCCTTCAACTCTCCCAGATTATACAAATCATTCTGCTTGATATGGTAATCTATTCTCTGCTGTACTGCAACCAGATTTTTGTGCCTAGGCTCATATGTTTCTAAATTTAGCTTCCCCTTAATAAGCTCATTTATGTCAAATATATATGTGATCATAATAGAAGTAAGACCATCTTCTAGCTCTGTTAATATAGGATTTTCATTAATATTTATCATAGATTGTAGTAATTTAATCAATGGACCTGCATAAACGCTTAATATAGGATTATTTGACATTGGATACATATCAATAATCATCTTTAATAACACTAGCTTAGTAGCAGATAGATTTTTTATTTTTGTAGCAATATCTGGAATAATATATTCAGATTTATTGTTTAAAGTTTGGTTGCTCATTATTGAGTGTTTTGTTAGTAATAATACTTATCAAATATTTGCTAAATATTATTTCAATTTTATATATTAGATTTTAAACATTAAATTTTAATATTAATTTTATTACCGAACCATCTGGATATATTCCTGCAGGAATGCCAAAAGTCCCAGGGTATACAGTTGTGTTTAAAGTTTGAACATCAATACCGTCAATATTAACAATAGTTGTTACTTGTAAAGGCAAATAATTCAAAATAATTGTAGATTGTCCTGTAAATTCAATAACAGTATTATAACCAGGTTCAGATGGCAAATATGTATATTCACCAAATATTTCATATCTAGGGATTTTTGGACACGGTGTAAATCCATTTGGATTATGTGTATAATTACTGTATTGTCCTAAAGTTGGCTGGCATGGGAAACAATTAGCTGTATTATTTCCATCCCCACTTCGGCAAACAGTAGCATGTCTGTTTTTAGCTCGGCGATTAGACATGCTAGAAGCACCTATCCCACCTGAACCGGGAGTATATTTATTGTATAAATAGACGGGACTATTGCAGGTGATATTACCACCGGGGTTCATTTTTGTACTGCGTCTTCCACCGACGCCTACATTCTTCTTAAATAAAAAACCGGGAAAAGTAGATCCCCCGAACCAAAATTGACCATATGAAGGACCAGAACCAAAAGCAGATGACATTGTTATAATATATCCACTTTTTAAAAATCCACCTTTTAAAAAAGCTTTTGTGAAACTAAAGGCAAAATATTTTCCTAAATTTGAAAATATTTTGTAAATAAACTTCTTAAATAAACTTCTTAAATTTTAATAAGTATGGCTCCACCTTTGTAATGCCTCATCGAGGTATTGGTAAAGGTGGATTTAAGAGATCTTTCTAGTAGGAATATCACTAGACACCAAATAAATAGAATTTTCGGTAATGATAATGTACTCAGTTCCGGACTTATAGAACTTAGCAATAGGACTGGTATACTCTTCAGCACTTTTAACTAACAATTTCTCACCCGACTCGCGCACACCAACAAGCGCCTTCTTGTCGACAGATGCAGTCCAATAATCTAACATAATAGGTTTATCCTCAACAATGGCCAATTTACTGGCATGCTGAAGAGTAGTATCAGAAGGGAGACGATAAGTGGAGTTGTTAGCAGTAACAGAATTGCTGTCAGATGCAGTAGAAGATGTGGACTGAGAAGAAGCAGAAGTACTGGAGGTTGCGACCGATTTTTTTTGTTCAGAAGTAGACATTATATTTAAAATAAATTTAAATGTCTTTAAATACTTATAATTTTAAAGTATATATTCATTTAAAATAGAATATTTAAATATTTAATTTAAATATAATGAAACAAATAATTACTGAAAATATTCAATATGCATTAAATAATGTAGAAAATTATAAACCAATAATGCTGAATACACCACAAGAGATACTAACAAAATTTACCGAAGTAATTATTGAATATATGCGATTAATTGCAGAAAAAATAAATATTAAAAACAAACAATATTATATCTTCATTTTTGAACGAGGTATAGAAACAATAATTCATATTTTTTCAATAATATTTTATTATACCAAAAACCTAGAACTAACATTCTATCACAGTCAAAAAGCATATTATTTTTATATTGAATTTATTGAACAAATTTCAGATGATAATATTACTTTTCTACAACTTAGCTCTAGAGATGCATTAATGTTTGTTTATAAAAAAACCATTTTTGAACTTAATAATGATCGCAAAAAATTTTGCGCACCGTTGACATCCGATGAACATACAATTGTATCTTATACAGACATGCAAATAAATATTTATAAGAAACTTGTTAGTTTCATCATTCTAAATAAGAATTTTGAATATGAAAATAAACAAAATTATATTAATATGTGTTGCGATAAAATACAAAAAATTAGTTCTATATTAAATAAATGCAAAATAAAAAAAAACTCCATTTTAAAGGAAGAATGCATCTATGTATTTGTTAATTTGTTAGCAAATAAACAAACTGAACTTGTTAGTATTAATATATTTTTTGATATGTTAGAAGATTTTATTGAACGACTTAAACAAAAAAAGAAATCTATTAATGAAAAAATAATAATTAATAAATTATATTCATATAATATTCAAGAACTAAATTTACTCACTTTGTTAGATGATATTTTTATAGAGTAGTTTTTTTCTTATTATAACTTCGTTTGACTTTTTTCTCAACTATTATAGAAATAGTCTCTTCTTCTTTTTTATCAGGAATACTAGTTAAATCATGATTATAAATAGCCTGTTCTATCTCTGCATCTGTTGTTGTCATAATCATTACAACCTTTCTTCTAACCTTCTTTTTCTTATCCTTCAACATTGAACTTCCTATAAGACTTTGACAAATATATTGAAATTCAGTCTTAAGCATTTGTGTTAGAAATGCATAAATATCATTCAAAACATTTTCTTCACACATTCCAACAATAAGAACACTACCAGTTCTAAAAATCATAAAAGATACTTCAATTACATTTATATTTGCAAGAGCATTTGCCTTAGCCTTTTCTTTTTTGTCTTTCATATCTTGAGTATTATTTGCAGATAATTGTATCCCATTTTGCATGTCATGCTTCAAATCATTATTATAATAAAACTTACATTGTATTCCAGGATATGAACATGGATCATAAATTGCCTGGATATTGTATTTAAATTTAAGTATATCATACAGTACCTCCCGATTGATATAAAAGCCACAATTGAAATTTGAATTAATCAAAACAGTATCACTAGTTTGTTTATAAGACAATTGAGTACTAACATAAGGTTGTAGAATAAGAATAATATTTTTTAGAACAGTTTCAAACATTTCATCACTTTGCACTCCAGGAATTTCTAATTTACCTGTATTAAAAACCTTAATATGAAATTCACGAAATTGTTCATCAATTTTAATACGAATAATCATGACAAAGCAATTATAGAATGCTTGTTTCTTTTTTCCACGATAACTCATAATATCTTTTTTAGATATTCCCACTGTTATCTTGCGTATATCTTTGAACTTAATACGACCATTAGGATTATCAATATGATTTATTATTTGTTCATCATAATATATTTCTTTTTGTAATTTTTGTTGGATAATATTTAATTCTTCAGCACTTTTTGAATTAAATTTTATTTGTTTTTTAATAACTCCATTACTAGGTGTGCTATAAGGTATAACAGGAATATCCCAAAATATGGATAAATCAATTGGATCCATAAGATATGCAATTTTGGATTTAGTTGAGATATAAATAGGAGTTGGTTCAGGAGCAATTAAACCAAATTTTTTAGATGATTTAGGTAGTTCAATTTCAAATTCTTCTGCATCAGAATTATTATTTTGTTCACAATCAGAGCTATCATCATTATTTTTTGAGAGGAATTTAGCCCATTCATCATCAATATTTAAACTTGAATTCATTATATTGTATATTGTATAAAGAATATATGGATATCTTTATATTCTTTATATTATTTTATTTCAATTATTTTCTTATAATATAGAATATGATGAATAGTTGCTTGATCCATGAAAGGAGTAATATTATCCCAATTTCTCCTTCTTCCCCTACAAGAAAATCGGAAAATGAATATAGCCTTAAGGAAAATTTCTTTGACCCATCAAAGAGTTCACCACCCAATGAATTTATGAAAAAATTACAACAAAGAATGAGTGTTTATAATTCTTTGTCTTATAAGACTTCATCTTCATCTTCATCATTATCATTTATTAAGGAAGATAATCGCGATATTGAATAATTTACATAATAACTATTTTTGCAATCTTCAAAATGCATTATATTTTCTATAAAATTTAAATATTCAGGCATGTTTTTTATACATTTATTACGAATAATATAATTTAGAAAATCCTTTATAATGTTTTTTTTATCAATATTATATTTTATGCTCATCTTATTTATATCATTTACAATTATTGTCAAATCTATTTTGCTTTTAATTTTTAAATATATATTTTCCCATACATCAACATCAATAATATTAAAATCATCTGGATTTACATCTTGATTAGATTGCATAAAATTAATCATGCTCCTAATGTCTGATTTATATAATTTTTGAATAAGATAAAGAGATTTTTCAGTTAGGCTAAGATTTTCAGATTTGGAAATACTTGATAAAAAAGAAATAATATCTGTTTCTGGTAATTGATTAAATCGTAGTCGCATAAATTCATTTTGAAGACCTTCATCAATACGACTAATATAATTGCATATTAGACAAAATCTCACACCATTTGTATAATTCTGTAATAAATATCGTAATGCTTGTTGAGCATTTTTTGTCATATAATCAACCTCATCCAAAACGACAAATTTCATTCCTGTATTGAATAATGATTTAGAATTCACAAATTGGTTTATTTGGTTACGAATAATATCAATACCACGTTCATCTGATGCGTTTAAATGGATCATTAAACCCTTGTTTTTTTGTCCATGTTGCTCTTGATATGCATTAATTAGATTAATAATTGTTGTCGTTTTTCCAGTACCTGGTGGTCCAAAAAATAATAAATTAGGGAAATATCCGGTTTCGATAATATTGGTAAGAATTTTTTTATTTAGAGGTTCTAATACAATATCATCAAAGTTAGTAGGGCGATAAGCTTCTGTCCATGGTATACTACTCATTTTAATATATTATATATCAAATAACATTTAATTATATTTAAATCTTATTATTAAATACTATTTATTAAAATCAAATAAATTAAATCAAATTTAATTTAATTTAATTTAATTATAGTTTTAAAAATATAAAGATAAATTATGTCTTTTATATTAAACATGACAAGTATAACTAACAATCATTCTTCATCCTATTTGGAACTATTTATTGGACCAATGTTTAGCGGAAAAACTTCCAAATTAGTTGAAATTTATAAACAATGCATATTCTGTAATATTCCTGTTGCTGTTATTAATCATTCTATTGATAAAAGATATGATGACACATTGCTTTCAACTCATGACAAAGTAATGATCCCTTGTATTCAAACTAACAAGTTAAGGGATATTTGGTATTATGACGAGGGCTTACAGGGATCGGAAAAGAATGGAAATATTATTGACAATCAAGTAGTACTACATCGCCTAGATGATTCAGCTAAATTAATTAATGCGGATGTAATAATAATCAATGAAGGACAATTCTTTGAAGATTTGTTACCTTCAGTTCAACATATGCTACAACATAATAAAAAAATATATGTAGGCGGTTTAGATGGTGATTTTGAACGCAAAAAATTCGGACAAATTTTAGATCTAATTCCATTATGCGATAAGGTAACAAAAATGACTTCTTTGTGTGGATTATGCAAAAATGGTACTGCCGGCATATTTTCAAAACGAATTACTAATGAAAAAGAACAAACGGTTGTTGGTTCTGATAATTATATCCCTGTTTGCAGATCATGTTTTTCTATTTAATGTCTTTATCATTGTTATCTAATATACTATTATAATTTTACTAGATTAGATATTTACAACTTTTATATTTAACATCTTTAAAATTTTTAAATCCAATGTTGTCTAATTTTTTTTGAAATAGCAATATATGAACAACCATATTCTATTTTATCTATAGAATATTCAAATACATTTTTTGTATTTTTCATTATTTTAAAAGGATCTATACAATTATCTCTTCTTCCAAATTCTGAGTCATATCTCCATTGATTTAAGTATTTTGTATAATCAAAAAAATATTGCAAATGATTTGGATAATTATTATCAATATAATTAGGTGATTTGTAACATATAGTATCTTCAACAATATATAATCCATTATTATTTAATAATGGAAACAATAATTCAAATGACTGAATTACCTCTCTATTAATATGAGATCCATCATCTAAAATAATATCAAATGTTCCATATTTTGCAGTAATTTCTTTTATAAAATTTGAATCTGTCGCATTTCCTATTTCTATAAATATATTATTATCTATATTTTCATATTTTTTACAGTTATTATCAATATCTAAACCTAAGATGCATGTAGAATTTACAAATGTTTCTCTAAATGCTTTTACACTTCCACCATTATAAACACCTATTTCTAAATACTTTACAGGCTTGTCCTTAAAATTATTTAATAATGTATCATATTGTCTTGTATAATTATGAAAAAACATATTTTTATCAGTATCATATTTATTGAAAATTGTGTTAAGTGTATTATTTACGCCTGTATTAGATAAAGTATTTTCAACCCAATAATTTTCATATTTTTTTAAAGAATCTAGTTTTGTTGTCCCTTTTTTTATTCCAACAAAATATAAGTCTGATGAATAAGAATTATAGTATGAATCATATACTGTAAATAATGTATTTAATGGCAATATTTCATTTAGATCTATTTCAGTAAGATTTTTATAATAATCTGACATATCTTCTAAACCACCAATTGTTCCATAAGAATCACCAGGACTGGTTCGTCTTGTTCCATGTTCAGCTCTACCAATTGATGCACAAGTAAATAAAAATAATCCATCCGGTTTTAACATATTATAAATTTTAACAAATGATTCTTTATATTCTGGATCATGTTCAAAACATTCGGTGGATATAATTGTATCAAATGTATTATCTTCAAAAGGCAAATCCTTCGTTTTTGATACAATTGTAACATTATTTGTTTGTATCACATCATTTCCATTATATTCACAATTTTCAAATAAAAAACGATTATTTCCATTAATATCTCCTGAACCAACATCTAAAACTCGTTTATTAACAAAATAATCTAAAAGTATTTGTTTAACAAATAAAGTAAACTCTCTTGCTTCTGGGTGCATTAAATTAATTTATAATTATATTATAAATATTGTTTATTAACGAATTATATATTATTATTCCTTAAATATTTATTAAAACAATTTAAATTAATCATTATATTAATTATATAACATAGGATTAAAATGGCAAGATCTAAAACAACTACCACTGAAGTTAATTCCAAGGTTAAGGTCTTAAAAAAAACTATAACTGAACCCAAACCAAAGGAACCTGAACCTGAACCCAAACCAAAGGAACCTGAACCCAAACCAAAGGAACCTGAACCCAAACCAAATAAGTCTGAAATGAACCAAGAAGAAGTTGAACCTGTAAAGGGAAAGCGTGGTAGAAAATCAAAAAAGGAATTAATGGCTGCATTAGGTGTTTCTTCTGAAATGATTGTTACAAATACAAATACAAATAATAATATGATTTTAAGTGTTACTGAACTACCAGAACAAGAACAAGAACAAGAAACTGTTAGTAGTGTATCTAATATTGTAATCATATCAAATCCAAATTTAGAACCAAAAAATAAAGATCAAGAAGAAGAAGACGAAGATGTACATGGAGAAACTACTCATAAACAAGTTACAAAAAAAAGAGGTAGAAAACCTAAAGGAGGAAAAATAATACAACAAGTAATACCTGCAGATAATCAAATAAATGATAAACCTAATGTTATTTTACATCTAAAATGCTCTATGAAGGATCTGCAAAATTCTGTGAATACAAATTGTGTTGATTCATATGCGTTTAATTCAAAAAATAATCTTTGTTATGACATTATTGGTGGCGAAAATATAAATTCTGTTAATTCCTATTTTAATGATAAAAATAGTATGAGCAGTAATGCATTAAAAACTCAAGCAACTAATGGAAATAATTGTTTCAATGATTATGATTATAACGACGATGATGATGATGATAATACAAATAAAGATGCAACAAAAGAAATATGGAAAAAGTTAAAACAATTAGAACATAATTTACACATAAATAATGTGAATAATAAAAAGTCTGCATGTTTTTGGGATTCATGTGACTTTGATAATCCACCTATTTACATTCCAAAACATTTTATAAACGGAACATATCATGTATATGGATGTTTTTGCAGTCCAGAATGCGGAGTTGCATATTTGATGAATGAAAATATTGATAGCTCAACCAAATTTGAAAGGTATCATTTATTTAACCATATTTATACCAAAATATATGATTATAAGAAGAATATAAAACCATCACCTAACCCACATTATATGTTGGAAAAATTTTATGGAAATTTATCTATACAAGAATATAGATCACTTCTAAGAAATGAAAGATTATTTATTATAGTAGACAAGCCTCTAACTAGAATATTGCCTGAATTGCATGATGATAATGATGATTTTATTTTAAATAGTAAAATTATTCCATCTAACAATAATTATCAGTTGAAGTCTCGTATGCAAAAAAAGAAAACAAACAAAAATACCATATTAAATGAAAAATTCGGTTTAAATCAAAATAAGATGATTACCAATGATGATGAACTTGTTAGTTATGGTCATGAATAAATAATAATGATAACTAGTTCTAATATATTACATATAAATTAATTATATGTAATATTTTATATTTCTATTTCTTATCTTTTTCTCTCTCTTCTCTCTCTTCTGACTCTTGTAAATTAGTTATTACTTGTTCAATATTTATTGGATTTTTTTCACGATAATCTTTCATTGTTTGATCTAAACTATGTCTTATCTGTTTATAAATTTCTTGATTTACTGATGTAATTTTGTTAGTATCCTTTTTAATAGGAATACCCATATAATCCTTCAAAACTTGCATAAAATCTCCATTAAATTCTTGCAATTTTGCTATAGCTATTTCTTCGCTATAATTTGTTTGTGACATAATATGTTTTATATGTTTTTCATATTTTTCATTTTCGCTATGTTTGTTGTCACTACGCTTATTATCGCTATGCTTATCCATATATATTTACATTAAATATTTTTTAAATCATATTAAACGAATCGTATTATAGTATATTATACTAATAAATGTCTACTAATCTATCCCAATTAATGCAAATGGCTACACTTGAACAATTGAATAACATGATGCAACAAATGCATAAACAAAGTGTTTCTACTTTAAATAATGACCCAAAAGATGTGTTATCATTGCCAATTGTTCAAAAGGTTATAATGGCTTATGAAGATGAGTTAAAACTCAATAAATCTTCAAATAATTGCAAATGCAAATGCGATGAATTAATTCCTACTATTTTAGAACATTTAAATAACCATAATTCAAAACTACAATTAATAGAAAATAGGTTAAATGATATATTTATTTTATTTCAAAACAAGGTAACATCTATTCCAGTAATTGACAAAAATCAAACAAAACTAACATCTTTTCCTGGATTTGGTCAGATCCCATTATCAGAACATATAATGATGAGTCTCTCATTGCAAGAAAAATATTTAAAGACACTAGAAAAATCTGAGATACCTTGTTTAGAGACACAGCAAATTTGTTTAGAGAAAGAGATGCACAGTTTAAAGGAAGAAACACGAATTTTAGAGGAAGATGTGCACAGTTTAAAGGAAGAAACACGAATTTTAGAGGAAGATGTGCATAGATTAGAGTCGCATAGCTTAGATCAAGTAAATATTACATTAAATATTGAAGAAATTGTAACAGATGTAGAAGAAGAAACTGATGTAGATTATGATGAAGGAGATGAAACTGAGGATGTAGAAGAGGAACAAGTAGAAGATGTAACTGAGGATGTAGAAGAAGATGAAGGAGATGAAACTGAGGATGTAGAAGAGGAACAAACTGAGGATGTAGAAGAAACTGATAAAGTAGAAGAAACTGTTGATGTTGTAGCTGATACTGATGTTGTAGCTGATACTGATGTTGTAGATGAAGAAGATGAAGATGAAGATGAAGAAGCAGCCGAGGATAAAGTAGCTATTGAGGATGAAGAAGAAGAAACTGTTGTAGAAGACCCTGTAGTTGATGAAGAAATAGATGAAACTGAATCAACTGAAGAAGAAGTTGTAACCGAAGAAGAAGAAGAAGTGACAGATGTTACAAATAAAAAAGAAGATGTTGAGGAGGAGGAGGAGGAGGAAGGAGAAGAAGTATTTGAAATTGAGATTGATGATGTAACCTACTTTGCAACTGATGAAGAAAATGGAATTTTATATGAAGTTGACAAAGATGGAGACATAGGGAAAAAAGTAGGAATTATTAAAGACGGTGAACCAATTTTTTCGTAATATAATATAAGTAAATATGGTTAATTTATGCCCCCCTGCATTAATTTATATTGCATTTTCATTGACTCAAGTAGTTATAGATACCTTTAAAGGATTATATAATACAGCTTTTTTTAAATTTATTGTAATGATCATAATTACATTTTTACTTAATGCATTGTGTCAATCTGGAATGACTATTGTATCATGGATAATTGTATTTGTTCCATTTATTTTTATGTCTGTAATAGTTACAATACTTTTATATGTTTTTGGATTAGATGCCGCAACTGGAACCTTAAATTTTAAGTGTGATGAATGTGAACCAGAAGAAAGAACAGGCAATTTAATTTATTCTTCAACAACATATACTAGACCAGTTAAGAAAACTACAGGTACAATAAGTCATGTTTATATGGATACTTCTTATTCAGATACACCTACAGAAGAAAGTAACAATTCTTCTTCTGCACCTACTGATACATCTGATCCACAATATGAAAGTTTTATAATTTAAAAATAAATTCAAATAAATTCAAATAAATATTTAATATAAATTAAATTAAATATTTAAAAATTACTGTTTATTTAATGTATTAAAATAAATGTTTAAAATATATTTAGCTGTATTTGCTTTATTTTCATTTTATCCAGATTTTATGCGAACCAAATTTAAAGCCCTTAGTATAAAATTAATATATAATATTATTTATTTTTACAGTGCATGTCAGATTAAGTTTAATCAAGGCTATAATTATTTATTACCATATTTTAAAACTGATAAAATAATAGATGAAATACAAATAGAAGAATTTGACATAGATACTAACAATATAATTACGATTTCTGGATACACAATAGATGAAATAGATGAAATAAACGATAATCAAAATAAATTATTTATTGTAAGTACAACAGCAAACCCAAATAAAATAATTATTGATAAAAATAATATATGTTTAGATCCAGAAATATCTAACATAACATTTATAGCATTATATTTAAATTATAATGGGATGCGACATAACATAAATTTAAAAACAGATGAATTTAATTATTATTTGGTAGGAAATATAATTGATAAAAATTTTGTGCAATATTATATTAATACTGTTTTAAATATAAGGTTTTCATATTTGGAAAATGAACTAACAACATATCAATTAGAATTAATAGATCATGAAGTAAATGTGATATGTTTAAATCATGAACAATCTATAGTTATTGATAAAGATGGATATTATATTATAAATAATGGTGGAGACGGAGATGGAGACGGAGATGGAGACGGAGATGGAGATGGAGACGGAGATGGAGAAGGTAAAGCAATTGTAGAGGGTGAAGTCAATTAAAAGAAACAAAATAAATAACACATATTTAAATTATTTTAAAATAATATTAATAAAATAATTTAAAAAAAATTGAACTTATATATCTATAATGGTTACTCCTCAAACAGCATTAACAATGAATACTAAAAGTAATACCAGTAGTAACGCAAATACACATCCATTGAAAAATAAATGGAATTTGTGGGCACATTTACCTCAGGATAGTGATTGGAGTGTTAAAAGTTATAAATTAATTTCTTCTATAAAAACTCTTGAGGATTCTATTGTAATGACAGAGACAACGCCAGATCCATTAATTAAAGCATGTATGTTATTTGTTATGAAGGACGGAATTGCACCTATGTGGGAAGATCCAAAAAACAGAAATGGTGGCAGCTTTTCATATAAAGTTTCAAATAAAAATGTATGTGAGGTTTGGAGAGAGTTGAATTATGTGCTTGTAGGCGAGACAATTAGCAACACTTCTTCATTTGTTAGTTGTGTTACAGGAATAACCATTTCTCCAAAAAAGAATTTCTGTATTATTAAAATTTGGATGTCAAACTGCGACAATCAGAATCCAGCAACTGTAACAACTGAAGTCAAAGGCTTAATTCCTCAGGGATGCATTTTCAAAAAGCATACTCCAGAATTTTAAATATTAATATGTATAAAATTTGTAATATAAAAATTAAATTATATTTATTTAAATTATACTTATTTAAATACTTATTTAAAGGTTAAAATATAACAAATGAAATTTCCATTTATTATTTTTTTTCGCCACGATCAATATAGCCAAGTAGATGAGTTTTTTACAAAAAATGCTGAAAACCTAGATTGTAGTGTATACATAACTAACAATTTTAAAAAGGTGGAAAAGTTACATAATGCAAACTTTCATTTATTAATTACTTATGGAGATTCTGATGCAGAATATAATAATGATTTGTTACAAATAATTTCTAAAAACATGTTAGTTAAACGATTACACTTAACAAATCTTCCAAATATTCAATCATTCAATAAATATGTTAGTTTTAAATTTATTACCAATTGTTCTTTACCAAGGGAATTATTGAGACCAACATTTTCTCTTTTTACGCCTTCATACAATTCATTTCACAAAATTATGCGCGTTTATAAAAGTTTAAAAGAACAAACTCTTAAAGATTGGGAATGGGTTATTATGGATGACTCGCCTGATGATAAACATTTTCAGTTTTTAAGAAGAAAATTTATGACTGATAATCGTATACGATTTTACAGACATTCGCAAAATAATGGCAGCATAGGAAATGTTAAAAATGAAGCAGTTGCATTATGTAGAGGAAAATATGTATTAGAGATGGATCATGATGATGAAATTTTACCGGATGTTTTACAAGATGCAGCAAATTTATTTGAAGAAAAATCTGATGTAGGATTTATTTATATGGATTTTATTTGTCTTTATGAATCGGGTGAAAATCAATGGTATGGTGATTTTCTTTGCAAAGGATATGGTGGTTATTATTCAATGAAATATAAGGATAAATGGCGATTAGTATATATTACACCTAACATAAATAATATAACATTAAGTCATCTAGTTTGCTGCCCAAATCATCCACGAATATGGCGAAGAGATTTTTTATTAGAACTAGGCAATTACAGTGAGCATTTACATATATGTGATGACTATGAAATTTTATTAAGGACTGCAATTAGTGCATCTGAAAAAAATGGTAAAGGATATAAAATGGCAAAAATTCATAAATTAGGTTATATTCAATACATGAATGAAGGAGAAAATAATTTTTCACTTATTAGAAATAAAGAGATCAATCGTTTAGGACCAACCTATATTAGTCCAATTTATTATAAAAAATTTAACATGCATGAAAAAATGAAGCTACTAGATGCATATGAAGATGAAAAATATGTGAATGAACATTCTAAGATTTGGCTAAGGGATCCAGTTACTTATACTAACAAATATTGCAATTTGTTAGTTAATACAGATACAAATTATCAAATTTGTATTATTGGTTATGATAGTCTACTTTATAATTTAGAACGTATTAAAGAACTATATTCTAAAAATGCAAATGAAAATTCTATTTCAGTTATACACTATGATTTTATTTTGTTAGAAAATAAATGCACTCTAGAATATCTTTGGTCTAGATTAGATTATTTAAAACTAGATAAAATAAAGTGTTATACTTTGTTAGATCATACTAATGAAGAACTAACAAATTATTTCAAACTGTTATATTTATCAACTGAAAAGTATGAAATATTAGATATAGGAATTCAAAGACCAAAATATAATGCAACATCATTTAATAATAGACATCAAGTTATTAATTTAATAACTAACAAAACTAGTAAATATTTAGAAATTGGCGTAGAAAGTGGACACACATATAATAATGTCCATTTTTTAAATAAAACTGGTGTAGATCCTGATCCAAAATGTGATATTGAAAGTGTAATTAAATGCACATCAGATGATTTTTTTCAACAAAAACCATTACAAAATTTTGATATAATATTTATAGATGGTATGCATCATGTAGAAAATGCATTACGAGATTTCAATAATAGCATAAATGTATTAAATAATAATGGATCTATTTTTATAGATGATATTATACCATTAAATTACAATGAACAGCTTAAAATACCAGAGAGACATTACTACGAGAACGGTATTTTAAAATATGGAGAAGAATGGACTGGAGATATTTGGAAACTAATTTACTATTTGTTAGTTCATCATAAAGATGAATTGTTATTTTCATACTATTATAATATTAATTACAGAGGAATTGCACATATTAAAATTAAAAATCAAAATTTTTCAGAAATACCAGAAGATGCATTAAAAGAAATAAATAGTTATGAATATTTTAAAGACTTTAATAATTATTTACAATTATTGTTAGTTTATATATTATAAAATACAACAAACTAACAAAATAACAAAATAACAAAAACTAATTAATAAAATAATATGAAATATAATTAGTTAAATATAACAAAATTAATTAATTATAATAAATAATGGAATTTATAATTACTGAAAAAGAATCCAAAGAACCAAAAAATCCTACAATTTGTTTAAATATGATTGTTAAAAACGAATCACACATAATTTGCAATACATTAGAAAAATTATGTAGCAAAATTAAATTTAGTTATTGGGTTATTTGTGATACAGGATCAACCGATAATACAAAAGAAATAATCTATAATTTTTTTAAGAGTAAGGGCATTAATGGAGAATTACATACAGATGAATGGAAAAATTTTGCACACAACAGAACATTAGCATTACAACGCGCTTATAAAAAGACAGATTTGCTTCTAGTATTTGATGCAGATGATGAAATAGTTGGAAACATTAAAATGCCAAGTGCAAATGATAAAATATATGATGAATATCATCTAAAGTTTGGTTCTATAACAGGTACATCTTATACTCGCGTTTTGCTAATTAATAATAAAAAAAAATTTATGTATCAATCTGTAATACATGAATATATTTGTTGTTTAGAACCAAATGCAACTAACATCGTAATTGAAGGCAATTATTATGTTGTTTCTGGACGCAGTGGTAACCGGAGTCAAGACCCTAAAAAGTATTTGAAAGATGCTAAAATTTTAGAAGCAGCTCATGCAGAAGCACTAGAAAAAAATGATCCATTATATCACAGATATTCCTTTTATTGTGCAAATAGTTATAAAGATTATGGTTCCTTTGAAGAAGCTATCAAATGGTATAAAATAACACTTAGTCAAGATAACTGGGAACAAGAACAATATGTATCATGTTTATATATTTATGAATGCTATGAAAAATTAAATCAAACCGAAAATGGGTTCTTTTATTTAGTTAAAGCATTTAGATATGACCCAGAAAGAGTTGAATGTTTATATCCTTTGTTAGTTCATTATTGTTGTGAAAATCAACACCGAATAGCATATAATTATTATTTGAATATTAAAGATTATTACGAAAACTATTACTTAACTGCAAATATAGATAAGAAATTATTTGTAACTCCAGATAAATATAATTTTTATGTTCCTTATTACATGATATTAATTGCAGATAAAGTACAAGATTTTGATTGTGTTATTAGGATGTTTGAAATAATTTTTATTAAAAAACATCCTGAGATTAGTTTTTGGCATATAAAGAATTTATTGTATAATTTACAATTTTTTGTTGAACGCGTGAAACCAGATAAGATGAAACAATTTATTGATTTAACCGATGAATATATTAATATTTTATATAATACAGGATTACCATTAAATACATTAGATTATTTACATGATTATGATACACGATTTGGTATTAATATTAGTCGTATTTTTCCAAAGGCGGTTACAGATAAATCAACTATATTTTCTAAAGAAGAATGTGCAACCAGTGGCAATATTTTGTTTTATACAGGATTTTCTAATGTGGATTGGAATTATTCTTATATTCAAAAGAATGCATTAGGTGGTTCAGAAAAAGCGGTAGCTTATCTTAGCAAATGCTTTCCAAAAAAATATAATATTTATGTTACTGGTGTTCTAGAAAACGAAAGTTTTGAAAATATTAAATATGTAAAATTAGCAGATATTCCACAATTAATAAAAACAACAGCATTTCATACAGTAATAGTGTCAAGATATATTTCGTTTTACGAAATGTTTAAGGAATGCTGTTTTTATCAATCTTATATTTGGGCTCATGATACACATTTGCTTCCATATGGTTGCAATTTAACAGAAAATCAAATACTACAAAAATGGAATAAATATATTACAGGATGCATATGTTTAACACAATGGCATAGAGATCAATTTATTGAAAAATATCCTGAACTAACAAATAAAATAATATTAATAAATAACGGCATTGATATTGATAGTTTTGCTAATGCAATAAATGCAACAAAAATAAAAAAACAACCGAATAAATTTATTTATTCATCCAGACCTGAAAGAGGATTAGATATTTTGTTAGGTTTATGGCCACAAATATTAGAAAAATTACCTGATGCAGAATTAGTTATATCTAATTATGGAATTGATCCTGAACCTAAATTAATGGATATAATAAATAAATATGAAAGTATTCAGTATTTGGGTAAGTTAAATACAACTCTTTTATATGCAGAGATGCAAACCGCAGAATATTGGTTATATCCAACTTCTTGGCCAGAAACTTCTTGCATTACGGCTCTAGAAATGTTAATGAATGAAGTTATTTGTTTATACTATCCTGTAGCTGGATTACCATTTACTCTGGATAAATATGGAGTACAAGTAAAATCAGGTAATGAAATTGAAACTATAGTTAATTTAACAGATGATCAAAAGAATACATTAAGAAAAAATGGCAAAATATATGCAGAAACATGTAGTTGGAAAAATAGAGCAGATATGTGGTCTGAACTATTATTTAATAAAAAACAAATATTGTTCTTTTTACCATCATGGTATCATGTTGAAAGAATAGTTGATTATTTTGATAGTTTTAAAGATAAATATGATGTAACATATACAAGCGATGCTAACTATGCTCGCACATTAAATCCAAAAAAAGTGTATTTTCTTGTGTATGTATCAGATGAAGAACTTTATAGTTATTTTTCAAATAAAAATAAAAATATAGAATTAAGTATTTTAAATTCTGAACCATTAAATTTAACAGATCGTTTTTTAAGTTTAAAAAATTCTATTGATAAATATAAAGACGATAATATTAAAATATATGATTATAGTTTGTCAAATATTAAAATTTTAAATAATAATGGTTACATAAATACATGTCATTTAGAATATAATATAAATGATGTAGAAACAGCTTTTTTGAAATATATAAATAAAAATACAAAAAAAATATATGATTTTGGAATAATATCAATTGAAAACCCTGTAACTTTAAAAAGAAGAGCTGTTGTAGTTAATTATTTAATTAAAAATAATTATTCCGTTAAGGTTATTCAAGGATGGAAAGAAGAACGAGACAAACAACTAGCATCTTGTTCAATAATTTTAAATATTCATGGTTCTTTAATTAGTGAAAAATCAGAAATATTTGAACATATTAGATGTGATCGTTTATTGGCAGCAGGTTATAATATTTTATCAGAGAGATCATTATATTTAGATGAAACATTTATTAGTAAATATCCTACATTAAAAATAATAAATTATGAAGAGTTTTTTCATGAGGATACTTATAAACAATTAGATTGCATTAATAAACATCAATCTTTTTCAAAAAAAATGATAGATTGCTTTACTTTTTATAATGAAATAAATATGCTAACATATAGATTAAATGTATTAAATGATGTAGTAGATTATTTTATTTTAGTAGAAGCTAATCAAACTCATGTAGGAAATCCCAAACCTCTATTTTATAATGAAAACAAGCATTTATTTGAAAAATTTAATGATAAAATAATTCATATTGTAGTAGATTTGCCATTTGACAATAATAAAATAAATATTTTAAATAATGAACAATGGTTAAATGAAAAATTTCAAAGAAATAGTATTAGCCAAGGAATAGATATACTTAAAAATCGTAATCTGTTAGATGATGATGATTATATTATTATTTCTGATTTAGATGAAATCCCCGATCCTAAAACATTGTTGCAAATGAAAAATAAGACAACAAATTATGAAATGAATGTTTTAGAACAAGATTGTTACTATTATAATTTAAATAGTAAACGATATGATTATTGGAATTTTTCTAGATTTATTTCGTATAAAAAATATAAAGATTTAGGAAAATCATGTGATGATATTCGGTTTTTAAATAATAATGTTACTATGATAAAAAATGGAGGTTGGCACTTAAGTTATTTTGGAGATGCTGCTTTTATTAAAAATAAGTTAGAGAATTTTGCACATCAAGAGTTTAATTTAAATACATTTACAGACATAAAAAAAATAAATGAAAAAATAAATAATGGACTAGATCTATTTAATCGTGATGAAAATATTGATGATAAATTAAATCAGATTATAAAAATATCTATTCATGATAATTCATATTTACCTCCGTTTTATGAAAAATATTTGACATCATTTTATAATAACCCTGTTAAACCTAAAATTTTTTGTGTAATACATAGCTGCACTCTTCCTGATAAAGGAACCGATGTTTTAGATTTCTTAGTAAATGTTATTAATAAAACAGGATTTATTAATGTTGTTGATAGCATACTTATTAATAATATTGGAATACCAATTGAAAACATATATAATGACAATAATGAATCAAATAAT